ACGTTCGACTTCCTCCGTTCGACGAACTTCTCCGCTACATAGTCGGGATCGGCGAACTCGATGATATCCCCATCCTTATCCTTCGGAGATGCTTTCTCCAAAGCATTGAGGAATCCTCTGCGGACTGCCTCATTGGACATATCAATCCCGTATTCGTCCTCCACGTCCTCCATGATTGCGTCGAGATTCTTTTCCTCGTCCTGGACGGCTTTCGATTCGCTCACTTGCCGCGAGCTGAACCGATCTTCCGCCTCTTTCACGGCGTCTTCCCTGATCTTTCGCAAGGTCTTTTCAAGGATGTCGGAAGCCGCCTTATTTTCCGGCTTCTCGTCGCCGAAAATGGCTCTTACTTCCTTGATGTAATCGTCGCCCACTTCCTCCTTGAACTTACCGACTTCCGACAAGACTTTTACACGCTCGGCGAGGGCAATGGCATTCTCCCGTTCCGCCTGCAACTGTTTTTCAAGCCTTCTCTCTCGCCGGTTCTTGCGCTGTTCTTCGATCTCCTCCTCCGAATTTTCCTGTTCAGGTTTATCCAATTCGAGATCTCCTAAATGCTTGAACGCATCCTGATTATCTCCTTCCAAATCCTTCAAAAAACTGTTTGTTTCAAACATATTTTTTTGCCTTTTCAGGCGGTTTCGCCCTTTGCAGGGATTAGTTAATTTATACAAGCTTTTTTCCTTTCGGATGGATGTGCTTTACAACCGTTGCAAACTATTCTGACTTGGCTTCTTCACTTGATTCAGAAGTCTCTGTTTTTGTTTCCACAACTTCCGCATCCTTCAATTCTTGTTCGTCCATGGATTTGATTTTTATTCTTCTTTCATTTCTTTTTCCTCATGGCGCTCCGTGCCTTTTTCCACGCGCTCCTCTTTATCCTCTTTCTTATGCTCGTGTGACTTATGCTTCTTGGAGCCGCAGTGTCGGCATTCCTTCGATTCGACCTCCTTCATTTTCTTCCGCAATGCCTCTGATTTTGCCTTTGACATAGTTTTTAATTATTGGGTTGGTGAGCTGAATGCGACCTTGAAGGTGGAAGATGAGCTGTCAAAATAAGCCGTGTATTGGACTGTGGTTGATGCAAGAACTGTGAGCGTTCCCGCTGTCCCTCCCGTGCAACCCGCCTGCAACGTGGTCGTTGCGAAAGAGGTTGCCTGGCATTTGAAAACGTCGCCCACTCCCGGAGCATAATCAATGGTATTTGTGGAGTCATTTACAATGAGACCCGACACCGAAGCTCCCACATTGTTGAGTGTTGGGCACGCGGCAAACGTAGTGGTTGCCGCCGGAAGGGTTGCAGTCGCAACCGCCGCAGTGCCTAGCCACTGCACATTTGCGTTCGAGCAGAAATCCGTGGTCGCAATCGCCGTTGAGGTTGAGAGCGAGTGGATGAAACCCTGATAGGACTGCGTTGAAGGGTTGTAGCCAAGTTTCGTTGGAGCGGTAACCCTTCCTGCGAAGAAGCCCAGCACTGCGAGAACCGCCAATCCTCCGATAAAGTAATTTTTCATGTTAATTGGTGGTTATTTTTTAGCTTTGAATTAGCCAATTTGTTCCGTTAGAAACTACTGTGAGACCTTGGTACTGAGTTAAACTCTGCGTTGCCGTGCCATCAATCGTCTGTCCTGCCGCCGCCGCGAGGATTGCCGTGCCGGATCCCGTGTTCTTCACGAAGAAACCCATGCCATATGCATTCGCCGCCGTGGGAAGCGTAATGGTAGGGCTGTTTGCAGTAACTTCAACAAAATAGTGACAATTTGCGTTGCCAATCGTGTTCATGACAAGCGTGGTACTTGCCGAAACCGCATTGTACTCCATGCTTATTTCAGAAGCCCTTACCTTCGCGCCTGAGTAATACGACGGTTCGTACTGGTGGACGGGAAGGTTAAAATTTTTTGGATTTGGTGTTGCCATAGTATTAATTCATTTTTTTCCTGATTGCTTTCGACTTTGCGTCTTTCCGATGCTTTCTTTCCATTTCACGACCTTTTGAAGTTTCTTTGTTTCCGTGCATGACTCCGATTTTGTTCATCGTGCCGTAAATAGCGTGGGGATTGTCTCCGTATTCCTTTTTCAGTTTTTCTTCAAGAAATTTAGGCATGGAAGTTTTTTGATCCGTATTCAATATCTTTATCGGAAAGGTTAAATTCCTTTTTCAGTTTTTCGTGCATTTTTCTTTTTAAAGCTTCTGTTTTCGCACTTTTGCGCTTTCCCGTAAGATGCGTAATATGTTCCTTAGTGCCATGTTTCATCACTTTGCTATGTTCGTAGGTATCCATGGTTTTGTTATTGGATTTGCCAACTTACCGTCACGCCTGATGTCGCCGTGGTTTCTTGGATGCATAGACCATTCTTATACGCAGAATCATATAGGGCGGTTTCGGGATAACTTTGGTAGGTTGTCGTAGCGGCGAAGGTCATTTGAGAAATGACCTGCGTACCAGCCGAGTTGGTGAATGCGTTGGAGAAGGTAAAACCATTCTGTGCGTTAATCGGAGGTAGGTTTATATTTCCAACCGCACCAACCTCGGAAGCGGTAATCGTAATTATGTTGTTCGATGAAGTTGCAGTAACACCAAGAACAGTAGACGATGCGGTAATCGCTGTGGTTAAAGAAGTTGCTACGTTCGTTGTTGAACTGCCATTCGCGACTGACGCACTTGTTACCGTTTGTCCATTCAGAACGATTGCTAAAGTTCCCGTAACTGTTGAAGTTGCCGTAGCTGTTGGCCCAATCCAGATAGTCGCCGTTGCATTTGTCATTGAAGAAACCGAACCACTGTTTGAGTCATAGAGGGTTACCACGCCAGATAATCCTGGCGTACCAACGGTGAGTGCGTGGAGCGTCCCAGGAGTACCAGAAATCACGATGCAAGCCGTGCTTGTTCCGTTGGTATTGAAATACGCATAGTTATACTGCGAGTTATAAAGTTGGGTCGCTAATGTCTTAGCAATAGGCAATTGCGCAACCCCGATCAATAATGCAAGGGCAAACAAGGAACCGATAGCGATTTTTTCAAATTTGTTCATAGTTTCATTTTGGTGATTTTGTGTAAGAGATGCATTTTTTGCGTATATATATCACTTCGGCATTGCACCTGCAGTCTGGGATGCAAGCTTCGCCGAAGCAGACTCGGAGGCTTGCTTTAATTTCATTTGATGTTGTTCCTCGGCCTGCTTCAGCTTCATTTGGTGTTCCGCCTCCGACTGGGCTAATTTTTGCTGCCCTCCTTGCGCCTCCATCTGCTGTTTTTGTTGTACTCCTTGGGCTTCCATCTGCATCTGCTGTTGTTGGGCTTGGGCTTGCGCCTGTTGTGCCTGCGCTTGTAATTGCTGTAATTTCTGGGCTAATTCGGGAAAATTGAGAGTTAAATACGCCTGTGGGTCTAAGGCGTAGAGAACTCCATCGCCTGCCGCCTCATCGGCATTTGGGAAGTCCATCATCTCCAAAAGAGTCTTTGGACCAATGGCCTTCATCTCGAATAACTGCGTCGCTTGGTTCATCTTGCTGATCTGGTCTTTCGGACGCATCGAGTTCGGGGCAACGCCGATGATGAGCGGGCGATTGATATTCGATGCCTCGATCTGGACGTATTCAACCGCCTTGCCCTGACCCAAAACAGCCGCAAAATGTGGTTCGTCATAGAAAACACAAATGACTTGCACGATCCAGTCAAAGACCGACTTGGCTACTGACTGCTCCAAGACATCAACAATGCCACCGCCGATTCGAGAAGTATCCCTGCCTTGGTTCAAGATCATGCCCCGTGCCGTTTCGTCTGGTTTCTGCTGTTGAGAAGCAATACCTTGGGTACCCCACGATGAGCGCATGGAATTTTGGGTATTCTCCAAATCCTTAAAGAACCCTTCCTTCACTTCGGGAGCTGGAATCCGATAAATTGCTTTTTCGATATCCCCTCCTGCTGGAATCAAAATCTGGCCTTTATTCTGGTCTTTCAGGGCATTTGCGGCCTGCTTTGCCGTTTCTTGGTTAAAATTATTCTCGCTAAAAGCCGTGCCATTGACTGCCTGTCCCAACGCACCATCCAACTGCTGTTCTCTGCGATTGATACGATTTTGGTTAGGTATGTTCTGTTCAATAAGACCCGTAAGATCGTGTGGACGATCACCAAGGGAAAAGACTGATAAGAATACATACGGCTTTTTAGGGATTGAGAAATGGTTGTGGACTTTCTCCATAACGGGGTTACCATCCTCGTCTTCAAAATCTCCTTCGATTTTCTTTGCATAGTTGAAAAACTCGTTCTTGTGCTTATCGAGAACGATATCCTGCATCGTCGAGAAGCAATAATCGTCATTCCACCATTCCGTGTAGCAGACTTCCGTTCCCAAGTTCTTCTTGGTCAAAAGCAATTCAGCGAGAATATCTTCTTTCTTGTTTGGGAATAGTTCGATAAGTTTCTTTGCGGTCACATAAATCCGTTCTCCCATCCACGAGGAGAAATCGCCATATACGTCAACATAGCCATTTGGGTCAAAAATAAAGTCCTGTATCTTGCGGTTTTCAACCGCAACATCCCCGAATTCTCGGCCGTTTACCCTAAATTTCTTCCAACCGATTTTCAAACCGCCAAGGTGATGGACACTCCACTGGCGTACCATTTGCGCCAACTTCCTACGCAAAAGAAGCTGTTGTGCTTGGAATTCCAAAACTGTCTGAATGTCATCAGCCAACTTGTTCCCTTCTGGGCTTCCATCGGAAAAGACGAATGGCGATGGGTCTTGCGCAGTAGCTGCCGGAAGGAATGTTTCTTCTGACTCAAACTGTAAGTTTGCCGCGGCTATCGCCTCATTACTTGGGAACTGCCCGTTTTCATCAAGACCCAAATAAGAGCGCAAATTGCGCTTTGGTATTTCCTTTATTTTCCCTTCGTAGGGGGCGTACTCGACTTCCCATTGGTTGCGGAGCTTCAAGAGTGCCTTGTCACTCATCGGCAACTCCAATTCCTCCAATTCATTTCCTACTTTCCCCTCTGGTTCGTAAGCCCCCGCAGTGACCTTATTCGTATTTGACTCAACGAGGTCTTGGACTCCTAGTATATTTAGGGCAAAGTTATCGAATTCATCAGCCATATCTTTACCCTACGAAAAGGCAAAGAGTTTCGGTATTTTTGCGTATATATCAGTAATGGCATTTGCATGTACAGACCGTAAATTCATGACATTTCATGGCGATACAGTCAAGGCATATTGTTTCTTTCTTTTTTCCCAAAAATGGACAATCCACATGGTACTGAGAATCCAAGAGCATGGTACAGATAGGACACTGGGAAGATTTTTTGGGTAATTCATAGCCTTCAAGCACTATCTTAGGTGGACTTTTGCGTGAGGTAAGACCCATTTTCCTCAAGAATGCACGGTAATTCCGATGCCATTCCTTCTGGTAGGGGTTCCATTTTTCCCTAAATTCCGGGGTCAAACTCTTGGGCATTTCAAAGGTCAACATTTGAATTAGATAGCATTACACCCATCGCCGACGATTCGATGGGATTATTTTGGTCTGTTATGTTGTTGAACCGTGGTTTTGTAATTCCCCCTAATACGCCCGACCCGATAATCTTCGCCATTTCACCCCCATACTTTTGAAGCCCCACAATCGCATATAAGAGAGCATGGCAAAAATGGTCTGGGCCATTGCGCTTCCAAACATATTCGGTTCCGTAAAGCGTCCTATCGTCCTTTTCTGGTCTGTTTTTGCTGGTGAGTTTCTCGCGGTAGAGATAACCAAAATGTGAGGTAAACTCATCCCAATCCTCTTTCGTTCCGTTCAACCTGATTCGCCCAATATCTCGCAACTGCTCCACGATAAGCGTCATCATCCTGTTTCGGTCAACGTACACTTCGCCGTATTTATCATCTTTGCCCCATTGAACCATGTCGGTGGTCTTACGGTCTTTGCGGTAGAAGCATAGGAATATACGTCCGGGAAACTTGGCTTGCAGCTTCCTCACGCCTATCAAATCTCCTCCTTGGTCAAAAACAGCCCGTGATTGTGGAAATTTTCTAAGCAATACCGCAATCTTGTCATACGGGTCTTTGGAGGCCGTAATCTCAGTTTCATGCGAGTAATAGAAAGCACCCGTCTTATTCATTAAGACGTAATGGATGCCGTGTCCCGTATCCGCGCCGATAATGAAAGGCTCGTTGAAATAATCGTTTACCTCATCCACGCAATTCCGCAAAACTACTTTCGGCTCGATCCTATCTTCCGATGCGAGGTATGGAAGTCCGAGGACATAGTTGTAGAAGTATTGCTTGTCCTTTTGCGGGTCATTGAACGCTTTGATGATGTCTTTTGCGCTCTTGTTGTAGAGCATGAGCTGGGAGACGTGATATCCGGAAAATAAAGACTCATTTGCATTGCTTGAACGTGTCGCTTTCCATTGACCGTTAATACGCTCGTTATCATCAAGCTCGACCCCACAATCTCTGCATATATATTTAGCGGCTTCAATTTCTTCCTGCTTTTCGTTATAAACGGGATGCTTAACATTTTCCGGCCATTGGAGATATTGTTCGTGTCCATTTTTGCATTTTATAAACCATTCTTTTTTATCACTTTGTTGCCAATACACATCAACTCCATGCCCTGCCAAACTAGGGTGAGAGAAATACCATCGCCACCCGCCATCCTCCTGTGCCTGAAGCCTGTTTTCATACTGCGTAATAACCTCCATATCCGAAGCGTCAACTTCATCGTGAATGTTCAA